GCTATTTTATACGTTCCGTTGTGTTTTGGTCTGCTGTAAATGTTGTAACGGCATGCGGAAGTGCCGCCTGCCACTCCCCAGTACAAGCCTGCTCTGTCCATCAGGACAGGTGAGCCCGCGACCCCGTACACACCGTTGACAGTGCCCACGTGGCCAGCAGCAATAGCTGAGCCCACACCAGCGAACAATCCGGAACCGCTTGCTACGTTTAGACCGAGGTCACCAACGCCAGTGTTTAGGAACATCATATTAGAATGGCGGAAGCCATAGCACACATGATAGTCCGCACCATCGAACACGGCAGCACCATAATAATCGCCATTGATAGAAGCGACGTGCGTGCCGTCTGCAATCATTTCTTGAAAAAAGCCCCTGCAGATAATAAGACTCGGTTTTGTGCTTGTTACACGCCACGCTTTGCCGAGGCTTTGGTAAGGGTTGGCACGCGTTCCATCACCAAAAATATCGCTACCTGTGTCGCTATCTACATAGCGCGTTGCAGTGCCTTCCACGCCTGTAGGTGCAGTGCGCCATTTGTATGCCTTAGTTGCCATTGTTTTTTGTGTTAGCGGTTACTACTATAGTATCTCTATCCATTGCCCACGATGAGCTTTGTGTGGTATAAATACGGTGGATGTTTACGGTGCAGGTGTCGGTTGGTATTACCCAAAGCACAGGACGCTTAAATTCGTCCAAGGTGGGTGTGGTATTATCCGTTTGTGGATAGATATCCGTGTTTAACCACTCGCGTGCTGCATCGCTTTGTACTTGGGCTTCCGTATCCCAAAACACATCCTTTTTTACTTCTATAATCATAATTCGTCCTCCTCAGTTTAGTTTACAACTTCATATTGAATACCAACGGCTGCTAACGCGCCATCGGTTATGCGCTCAATTTCCCACACTACGCAGGTGTTGGCAGGGATGATGATATTGGCAGCACTTATAAGCACCTCTTGGCGTACAATCTCGCCATAACTCATGTACAATTTATAGACGTTCTTGGCTGCTACCTGTAAGATGTGCGCGTCTGCAAATACAAAGTCCTGCACCAATTCGCTCGATGAACTAAAGTCGAGTGTGTAGTTGCGGAGCGTATTCTGTTTAATTAATGCAACATCGGTTTCCAATGTGCCAACACGCTCTGCGGTTTCGTTGATTGCATCTATCACATTTTTACTCTCTGTCTGCAAATTGTTTGAGTTTGCATCCTGTTTGTTATTCAACTGCTCGGTAGAGGCTTTGCCGTTAAGTAATTCTTGTAAGTTATTCACAGCCGAAATTGGCAATTTGTCCGTTTTATGCAAAAAGCTATCAATCCAGTCAGCAAATTGTGCTGCTGTTGGTTTCATTCCTCGCTGAAACCAACCTTTTAGTGTATTTCGTGTTTGTTCTGCCATAGTGGTATAATTAGAGTTTCATTATAAATGCAAGCGCATAGTAAGGTGGCATATTATCATGCGACTTACCACCGCCAACGCTACTTGTGTTTGATGTTTGATATGCCGCATGCTTTTGATTTGAGGTATTACCTGTACTTGTAGCTGCGTTAATACTTTGTTGATAGGTGTGGGCATGCGCAGGTATCTGCTCAACAGTAAGCGTTACAGTTTCAACACCACCTTTGCTGACAGTTGCCTCATACTTACGTCCAGCAGCAACCACAAATCTATCTCTCAAGTCTGGAGTGCCATTTGAACCGTCACACAGCGCCCAACCTGTAGGTATGGTTTGTATAGTTCCGCTCCACATAGCAATAACGCCAGTTGGCATAATAAGTGCACGGAGTTCTTCAACCTCATCCTTGGTTGCCTTTTCCTCCTCTAATTCTTTATTACTCTTCAGCCTCTGAAAATCTGCCCAAGTGTACTCAGTACCGCCTGCGTTGCTGCCAAATTCTACATGACGGCGCACTTCACAATTTCGGTACTCTATGTAATCTGCAGTGATGCTACTCACGGCTTCAATTATGCGTACTTTAGTTTGTTTCTGACCTGCAACGAACGGCAATATTTCACCATTGACACATAGCAAGCCTTCACTCACGTAGTTGTTGTTTTCTGTACAACCTTGTAAGATTAAAAGCGACGAGCCTGCCACAGCAGCCACGGCATCGTGTATCATTAGCGCTTGCTTTTGCATAAAGTCGAGCCCTGCGGTCGACATTGGATATTGGTCGCGGTTAAGCGTTCCGTCATTAAGATAATTCGCTCTATCCATAAGTGTAATAGGGTTGTTTAGAAAGTAGTTTATATTGATTTACAATTGATTTGATTTGATTGAGAACATCGATATCGCCGTCGAAGTTATCTGGTATAATCACCACGAACCCAGAAGCACCTGCAGTAATAGCGTCTACATGCCAAAACAACAAACCGCTTGGGCGCTGTGGTAACATCAGATGATTGGTCAAATCTTTATCTCGGGCATATAGCCAGTTACCTGTGCGCGCGGAGTCCTCTATTTGGAAACTTTTATTACGATCGAGGAACGCGTCGTTAAGAACTTTACGCAAGTAGCAGACTTGACCAGTATGTTTAATCTTATAAATATTGTCCTCGCGGTGCTTTAGGAAGTCGCCATGCAAAGGACTCAATGGATAGACCAATGACGTGATAAACATCATCAATTTCTTGCCACGCAACATCGTTGGTGTGGTCAAGAACGCCAATTTGGAGAAGTTAATTTGAAACGCCTTCATAAGGTCTAAATTCTAAGTTCATTTCGCTATCATCATATATCTTATAGTAGCCACTATCTGGTAGTGCAATGGCTTCCACTGTACGCCAAGTACCTTCTAAACCATTAGGTGAAACCTCCGCTTGCAGGAGTTCTGGTATTACAACACCGCTTACTTTTTGCAGGGCATCAACCAAATCCACATTGCGATACTCGCTATTGAATGGAAGAGAACGCAAGAAGTCACGAATAGCATCACGCACTGGGTCGCCACCAAGTAACGCTCCGCCTGTGCTATTTAATATCATCGGGTTGTAATACACTACCATGCGCATACGGTAATGGTCTGCAGGTAAATTAATCAACTCAATAGCCACGCCTGCATACTTCACTTCGTTAATGTATGCGGCTAATCCTGCCACCTCGTCGTTGGTAATTTGTGCAGGAGCTCCGTTATCGTCGCCTGCAACCTTCAGATATACAATACCATTATTCTCAACTGCGGCAGCGTGTTTTACGCATTGCGCTGCGGCAATTTGCTCGTCGGTCATATCGGTGTAATCGTACACATCACTATCTTGCGCCAACTCGTAACCAGCCATAAATGATGTTGCCTTATTACAGAGCCATTGCAGCGTTCCCGATTTCTGGTTTGCGATCATCTCTTGCATTTCGGATTTGTGGGCAAGGAATAAGTTCTCAAACGCCCATGTCGAAAGAGCCACAACGTAAAATATAACATTCTCAAGGCTAACGCTCGAAAAATAGCTATCTGGGTTTACATCGCCAGTAATACCATAAGCCGCCTTGATTGCGTCGTGGCTGAGGTATTTGCTTACCATCTCTTTTTTTATTTCGTCAATCGTTCTCATATATCTGTTATTTATTAGCTAACTACAAAATCAAATTCTATCGCCCAAAACTCAATACCATCGCCATCGTCAAGCAGGTCATTCATCGCTTCGTCTGTAACCGCAGTAGCAGGTTGTAATTCATTGACTGTATAATATGATACCACACTTGCATCTGCCGCAGGAGCTAACTCCAAATTTGCGCCTGCTTGCACATCTTCGGTCAAACTCAGCCCATTGAGCAGAGCCATTTGAAAGGCTTGCTCTACAGAACCGCAGTGTTGCACAGCGATATCAAGTAGCGATTGGCGTGTATGTACGGTTGTTACCATTTTATTATGTTATATCGTTTAAGTACCAGTAAAACCACGATTAAGGCAGCGGCAATTACACATATTATCAACCAATTCATCCAAGCAGGCGATTCTGATTTACTACTGGTTGTTTCTTGAGTTTCGGTAGCATCTTCAGCGTTTAAATTATAGTCGGCCTCAAGTGTGGAATTATCCTGCGTGCTTTCGGTTTCCTCTTTTTGTTTCTTCTCTTCCTCGGTGGTCTCTGTTTTAGCTTTCGCCTTGGTTTTTGTGTTTCGATTAATTTGAGTTTGCTCAATAATGTGTTGATTGCCGAGGCTATCTGGGGCAGACCATTTTGTATTTGTTATCGTTTCGTCCACCTCCGTATCAGTTTCGCCTGTGCTCGTTACATTTAGATTTTTCTCTTCGAGCGTGGTTTCTCCTTTTTGAGTTGAAATGTCTAATTTTACCTGCTCACTGGCGTTTATTTCGGTATTACTGGTTGCCTTATGATCAACCGATGTTTTTGTCGTCCTGCAACTCGCCATCAGCATCAGGAGCAGTAGGAGTGTCGCTAATTTTTTCATCTTTTTGAAGTTTACGCATAACGCTTGTTAATGATGTTACTTTCTTTTCAAGACTTGTGATCTTGTTTGCCATCGCCTCCACCTCTTGAAGCAATGCACTACGCTCGTTAATCAATTCCAAGTTCTTGGCCTTTTCAGACACTAACTCTTCAGTAACGGCACGAACGTGTGTTGTTAATTCACTAATAGACTCGAGCAATGGTTGAATTGTTTTGTTGATCACGTCTAAGTCGGAGTTGCGCTTTTCGCGTGGGGTCATCAACTTAGAGACTACCCAAGTAACCAGTGCCGTGCCACCAACTATAACGATTTGTTTTACTGCGTCAATCATAAGCCGACCTCCTTTTTCCACTGTTGAACGTCAAAGCATGGGCAGTCCTTTTTTGCGAAATCACTGTGCCCATGAACCGTGGCACTCGGATAGCGTTCTAACAGACTACGTATAAGATTAACCATCGAGGCTTTCTGCGCCGCTGTCCGAGTGTCTTTTGGCTTCATATTTTTATCACATCCACCAATATAGCAGATGCCAATACTTGTGGCGTTTTGCCCTTTCGCGTGTGCTCCAATGCGGTCGTGTGAGCGACCAGTGTGCACGCTACCATCCAAGTAAATTACATAGTGGTAGCCGATACAATCATAGCCTGCGTGGCGATGCCAGCGGTCAATATCTTGAACTGTTGTTGCGCGCCCCTCTGGAGTTGCGGAGCAATGAATAATCACTTTGTCAATCTTTCTCATCGCTATTTATATTTTGCCTCAAGCGTTAAGCCTTGGCTGTTAATCTCAAGTTTATCAATGCGCTGTCCATCGCGCTCAAGTTGCTCGGTTATTTCGCGTTTCCACGCTGCAAAGTCGTGGTCGTTCACAATATCAGCCAAGCCAACGCCAAGCAGTGGCAACTCTTTAAATTCGCCCTTTTGCGCGCCAAGTATCAATGCTTGGTTCTGTGGGGTGGTTTCGCCCAGTTGCATCGCACCGTTCACAATTAATAGGTCGTAATCTGTATGTAGCTGAATCCCTCTCATTAGTGCTTTACTTTTTCGTTTTCAATGTTGGCGAAACTCTCTTTATCAGTGAGTAGATTAAGAGCGACCACAATAGCCGCTTTATAAGTAGCGCCGCCATCTTGTGCCAATGTTGGACTATTTTGCAACGCGCTCATCACGCCGTCAAGCCTTGCCGTTAGTTTGTCGAGTTGTGTTTTTAGCTCTTGGGTTTTACACATACCACCAAAATTGCCACCATTTACAACCACACCATCTGCAGACACTTCCACGTTGGTATTATTAATGGCTATTTGCGCTTTAGCAACCTCACTATGTGCTATAACTACCAAATTGCGATAATTTCCGTTACTCAAGTCCGCCACCAAAACATAGCTATCTATTTTTGGCGTGATAAGAATTTGGTCAGGGTTTGAGTTATCCACCGCGCGAAGTCGAACATCGCTAACAACTAAGCCTCCAATATTTATGCTACAGGTTGCGCCATCTACTTGTTTTACCTGTGCAGTAAATATGGAGGGCTTTGAATTGCCACCAGACAACTCCTTAACCTTAGCTGCTATTTGTGCGTAGATATCCATCTTTTATATTTTTTTGCCAATGGTAACAGTACGTTCGCCACCAGAAGCCGAAAATTTTACTTCAGTAGCAACCACGTAGTAGTTGCCGTTTTTGTCGGGGTATTCCGAGTCGCGCAATCCTATTTTGTAGGCAGGTTCACAAAACGGAACTAACCAACCAGTAAAGCCACCCTCAAAGCCTGTATATACCAATAGGCTCAATTCCTCTTTTGCACGTTGTAGGAGCGATTGCTTATCTGCTACGCCATACAACTTAATGCTTCGTTTGTCGCCACCTGCTTTTCCAAAGGTTTCAGTTATGCGAGTGCCGTCTGGCATAACGCCCTCCACCTCAACCAAGAACTTGCGCTCATCGGCGCGCTTCCACTTTAGCGACGACTTTTCAATGTTTACCGAAAAATCGTACACAACAGGTACGCTGTTGGTTATTTCGGTGTATTGTGGATGAATGTGCAGCACCTTATCTTTAAAGTAGATATTTGCCTTGGTTTCGTCCTGTAGTTTTTTGAGTACATCCCAAGCGGTGGCATCGTGTACTATAAATTTGTCGTAGCTAAAATCATAATCGCACTCCACGGTAAATGTTGGGTCAATCTCTTGTGCAATTTTGCTTGCAAGCGATTTTGCTGTGATATTCTTATGCTCGGTATTGGCCAACTCTTTACGGAAGAGATAAACCGAATCCTCACACTCCAAAGTCACTTTGCTATCGTCGGTTGAAATGGTATTTAAATAACCTTTAAACTCCATTTGAAGGCTATCGCCATAACCTAACTCAATCGTCACCTCGTCGCCCTCATTGAGGCGGCTTTCAATATCAATGGCTTTGTTAATGTAGGTGCTTGGCAAAACAATAGAGGCGGTATCGGCGAGCGTTTCCACGCTCTTTTTGATAACCACGCTGTCGATTACGCCAATGCGATATTTACCTACTCGTATATTGTACTCAAGTGCTAACATTATTCTACTGCCATTAATAGTGTTTTTTCGTCAAAATCGTCGCTACTGGCTTTGATGCTAAACATCTGGTTTTCCAGCCCCTTTGTAAATGGGAATTGATAATCCTCAATTGCCACCTTTGTGATATTAAACAGCGTAAACAGAGGCGATGATACTTGAATCGATTCGCGACCCTCGCAGTACTTGCGTAATTTACGGATATCGCTTTCAGGCAATTCGCCATTGTAGCCGATAAATATGCCAGAGATGCTTATTTCGTAATCGTCCTGACACCAGAGTTCCTTAACTGAGCCTCGGCGGTCGGTATTGCTATCACTCGCCTTTAATACATCACGCTTGATAATGCGATTTTTGCCCTGAATAGTAACAACAGGTTCAATTGGTAATTGCCACCACTCGGCTTCACTTGCCCACTTGATTTTTATCGGGCAGGCGTGTGGCACGCTAAGAACATCGTCTTGCGTCATATTGTCAGACACCTGTGCAACCACGCTTGGGTGATTGAGCCAGTACGGCGGCAAACTTATTGGCTGTGCAAAATCTACATAAATCATACTATCCTACGCTGCTTTGTGCCATATTTAACACGCGGAACATAACCTCGGCAAGTTGGCGTTCCACCTCTTCTTTTTTCTCTGAAATTGAACCGTTAAAGTTGATGTTTTCAACCATATTTTTGAGCGTGATTGTGATGTTGGTAGTGCGCGTGCCACCTGTTGCGATTGCCTCACTACTTTTGCCAAGACCAGAGCCACCTTCAGAACCACCGCCCATGCCAGAACTACCACCGCTCACAGCGTTGAGTAGTTGGCTTTGCGTGCCCATACTTGAGGTATCTTTTGAGTCGTCGCCTGAGCCCCAACCCATCTTAATGCCTGCGAGTGATTCCTTGGCTTTGTTGGCGTTCTCCATCACGGCTTTTGCGCCATCGACAATAGCTTGTTGGCGTTTCTCAACATCGGCATTGATTTCGGCAATAGCTGCTTGGTTCTCTGTACTATCGCCAAGACCGCACGCCTCTTTGAATTTGTACCACCCGATTTTTACCTTGTCAAGACCAATTAAAAAGCCATTGATCCAAGTGGTAAAGTAGAGTTTTACACCATCAATAAATGCGTAAAAAGAGAATTTCATAAAGCCCATGACACCCTCCCAAAGAGAGCCCCAACCTGTAATTTTACTGCACAGATAAACTATCACACCAATAAGCGCCACTACACCTGCTATAATCAGTACTACAGGGTTCATCGCCATTACTACATTCAGAATAGTTTGGGCAATAATCCAACCTTTCATAACGGCAACAACTGAACCTACAGCTATGGCGCAAACGGTTAGCACGCCAGACCACTCCTCAATAAAAGTGATGGCCTTTCCTGCTATATTGACCAAGCCCTCAACAGCAGGCATTAACTGCGCCTGTATGCCGATCCATAACTTTCCAATGCGCTCACGTATATCGCCAATGGTATTACTGAGTTGCTTTTGACTACCGAAGTCAGTGCCAGCAAGAGCCTCATTCATGTTACCAACATTATCGGTAATAACCTGCGACAACATGGCGGCACGTTCTTGCTCAGATCCAAACTTCAACACCTTCTCTTGCGCTTCAGTAAAAGTGATACCTACACGCGTAAGTGCCGAGGTTTGCCCCTGCATTACTTTGCCCATAAGATTACCGATGTTGGTAGCATCTTCCGCTGTGGCATTTATGCCTTTTTGTTGAGCGAGGAGGTTGTTCATCGCAGGCAATAAGGTGTCAATACTTTCTTTCTGGTTAATGAACGTAGTCAACTGCTGTGCACCAGATAGCTGAATTTCGTCGCCAATAATGCCGAGTTTTTGCTGCTCGCTTGCCAACGCTTTAATGCTCTCGATCTGTTCATCGGTAGCACCTGTGCGCTGACGCATCACAGTCTCCAACTTTGTTTCGGCTTGCGCCTGTATGTTGTATAGGGATTGTGCGCCATTGAGCGCGTTTGTAACGGAGTTAACAGCACTGGTAATCGTTTGAAATGCAAATCCAGCATCACGAATGCTCGCAAGGCTATTTCTGAATTTATTCACATTGGCATCGACGTGCTGAACCGAGGCATTCAGTTGAGTTGCCTTTTCATTCGCGTTGCCAATGATGTTAATAATATATTCAGTCTTTTGTTGCATGGTTCTATTTTAGTCCGTTTTGTTTGGCCTCCATTCGCCTTATCCACTCCAGTTCTTTAACGCGTGCTGCCCACTCCTCATCGCTAAGGATATCGGGATCAGGAATGTGCATATAGTAGCGCAGTTGTGCGTTAAGAATACGCAGCGTGTCCTGATCCGATACCTCGGCAGCGGCTACAACTTTTCCAACGTAGCCTCTTTCAATTCAATAAGCGATGCGATTTGACTCGACGCGCTCATAAAGAGCATATCGTTTGTTCTAATCTCCTCATCGCCACCGAGCCAACAAGCGTTCAAAATAACCTCGTTGAACTTGATAGGGTTCTCCTTACCTGCCATCGCAGCGTAACCCATATCCTTACGGTTTGGTTGCTTTAGATAGCAACTTTTGCCGTCTACTGATATCTTGCTAATTTCGCCGTGCTTCGCTTTCCACTCGGCGATTTGTTCCTTAGTTACTTCCATTACTGTAGTGTATTAAAATTATACGTTTTGGTACTCAATATCAAGGCAAATGAACGGAAGCGTAACCTCCATGTTTTTGTCGCCTTGGTTTAGCTCTTTAGCGTCCTCTGTGAATTGGATACCATAGAGGCGGTCGGTAATCATAACGTCGCCTTTGGCTGGGTTACCATACGCCACAATGGCGTTAAGGTTCAATGCCATGATAGAACTGCGACCCGTTTGGGTGCGTGCCAATGCTTTGAGAGTTTCCAACTCACTTTGCGTAAGTTTAATCTCGCCTTCGTAAGAGATATTTCCCTTTTGAATTGACATCGGCTTATTGCCTTTGCCGTATAAAGCCTCTTTTTCTTGCTTTTCGGTGTATTTGATGCCACGGAAACCAGTCACATCACGTCCGCCTAAAATAAGGCTCATATCTGCAAACTCATATTGTCTGCCGTTAATTACTGCCATAGTTTACTCCTCCGTAGTTGTGGTTATAAAACCAAGTTTAACATCAATATACTTCGCATAGCCGTAAGGCTTAACTTGTACAACAACCTCAATTTTTGAAGTTGCCAACACATTCTGATCGTAATCAATAAAACACTTCACGCCTTTATCGTTTGCGTCGTTAGGGTCAGTACCAAGTTCGCCGTTAGCGGTCATTTGGTTTACAATCGCCGTGATGATTTCCGTTTCCCAACTTTTAACCATAGCAGGCACAAGTTTGCCAGCATCGGTAACTGGGATCTCATCGTTCACGTTCTCAAGCATAGTGGCATAAACAATGCGATATGCTTTGTCGATAGTTCTACGGCGCGCAATACTTCTGTAGTCGTCAGCTATGGCAGTTGCCAAGCAGTCGTCGCTAAAGAAGTAGCCAGATTTGCCAACAAACGTGCGGAAGGTAATAAAGCCTTTGTTGTTTAGTGTTTCCACATTAGCAACGGCAGCGTCTTCATCATCAATAAAGATTTCAAGCGCATTTACAGCACCATCTTTTACACGTCCGATATGGCGTTGCACAGGAATAGCCCCAATGCGACCTGCCAATAAAGCCACGGCTGCGGCTTCGCTACCTACACCAGTATCACCAATCAAAATACCTACACGGTTGTAGTTCTTCTCGGTTAGCTCTGGCAAAGCAGTTATATTAGCCTTTTTATAGCCACGACCTGCCAATACTACAAACACAGGCGCAAATAGCGTTTCGGCTGCCCATTCTCCCAATTGTTGCGCTTTCAAAGCGGCAGCCATCACGTCAGCGTCCAAGCCATCTGTAATCGTAGGCTCGTAACCTGCGGCGGGCTTATGAGCCACAACCACACAACGGATACGACCGTTAGCCACTTGCAATAGCGTTTTGGCGTAGTCGTTATTTTTGTCGAGGCTGTCGCTTGGCTTCACGGTGTTTGCCACACCCATAATCCAGAGCTCCGCGCCATCGCCTGCCTCTGCATAAAAGTCGCGCACTTGGCCGTACAAAAATGCATTAGCATCACTCTCATCAGCCGTAACGCCCAAGGCGGCAAGGTCTGATAGTTGGTACATGATGTACGCATTTCCGAGTGCCAACTTATTGGCAACTGCAGTAGCCGTACAAACAAGACCAATCACGCAATCGGCGCTCGGTGCTACGCTGCCAAGCGCGCCGTTTGCAAAGTCTATTTTTACTCTTGGTAACATCTTTATTTTTGTTTTTTTGGTTTAACCTCGTCAATATGTTTGTCCGCTAAATGCGATGCCTGAGACTCAGCTTCCTCACGCGTTAAGAACATCATACCATCCGAAGTGTAAAAAAAAGCCTTCGCCAAAGGGTAATCTTTAGCGATTTTATTGGCGAAGGCTTTGGTTGATTTATTCTTTGGCATTACGCAGTAGCCATTGCTTGAGTAACAGTCACGTCTTTAGTTGTGTTACTATTAGCAATAGTTAAGGTAACAGTAGCAACGCGTGCTGAGCCACTTTCTACATAAGCGTATGCGGTTGGCGTAAATACTACTTTGTTACCATTTTGTACCTCCACAGTTAACCAATCAGAATCAGACTCCGCAGTAACGCCAGCGCCATTGCTTGTTGCGTATGAACGATTTACTGCTGTAGCAGTAGCATTCAATTCTACAGAATCAGCGCCACTTTTAAAGGTAGGTTCTGTTGTTGCCGCACCACTTACGATAGCACCAATTGCCTCGTTTTTCAACGGCAAGCAAATGAAGTAATGACGTACGTTGTATAGCCACTCTTGAGTTTGGGTGTTAGGTTCGTCAAGATAAACCTTAGTCTTACCAGTAGCTTTCATCATACGTGGAGCGTAGTACGCTACGGAAGCATTGCGGTCAGTTGCCGCTGCGGCAGAACCAAATACTTTTTTAACCAACGTAGACACATTGAACACAGGAGCATCAACGTACTCGTAAATCTCAAAACCATATTGGTTAGAGATAGCGCCAGATGTTGTGCTGTTGTAGCGTTGCGCAAAAGTTTTGTCTTCCAATAGCAAGTCGTTAACATGCTCTGGGCACAATACCAAAATGCGACCTTGAGTAGGGATTTTTTGCGTGTCGTATTTCTCTTTAAGAGCAATAAGGTCAGCAACAACCAAACGCTTGCGGTTGCCAACGTTAGCGCCAGTAGTTGTTAATACAGGTGTTTTATCTGTATTTCGTGATGGAGCTAATGCGTGTAAAGCGCGTGCGTATTTATCATTGTCAACAACCTCGCGGTGACGCTCAATAACTGTTGATTTCTTGTCATAACTCAATCCTTGTACCTCGTCGTCAGTCACTCTGGAAGCCACTGTTTGATATTTGTCAAGTCCAATAGCCTTATCAGCGTCGTCCAAATTCTCGACACCAATAGGGTAAGTACTATTATTAACCAATACGGTTGGATCACCGCCCAAATCCACAAAGTGAATGGTGTTGTTTTCTGCCACCTTTGAATCAAACGAGCTAATTTTAGTCAACCATCCCAAACTTGCAACACTATTGCGGAATGCCTTAATAGTTTCGCCAGTCCATAACTCACTATATAAGCCCGCACGCAAGCCCTCGATTCCAAACATCGGCGATACCGCCGCAATTACATTGAGCCCTGTAGCTCCAATCATTGGGCTAATGCCCACAGCAGCAGACAAAGTGCCGCCCACAAAACAGTTAACCAAAACGGCAACCATCAAAAACAAAATTCGTTTCATAATCTAAAAAATTGGGTTTAAAGTTGTTTACTTTTAGGAACATCAACGCCATATTCTGCTTTGTAGAGTTTGGCGTAATTCTCAGGTTCTTCGTCGCGCAAGGCTACCAACTTATCGGCAGGCACGTCCGAGAGTTTATTGCACTCCATAGGAGCAGCACCACCATTGCCATTTACAAAGTTGGTTGGCTTTACAGCACCTTGCATCAAATTCAAGGTTTCGTTCAAAGACTCAAGACCTACTTTTTGACCAAGCGTAATAAAGTGTGCCTTCTTGTCGTCAGTGATTTTCTTCGCGGCCACTGCGTTTTCTACCGCAAGCGTAATAGCAGCATCTTTTTGCTGATCTAATTCCGCTTTAAATTTTACTGCATCAGCAGCACTTAATTGTACTTCGCCAATTTTGGCAAGCACCTGTTCCTCGGTTGCGTTTTCGGGCAAGCCAAGTTTTAAAGCAACTGTTTTCATTGAAATGTTGTTTAAAGTGTTATTAATTGTTTTCAAAAAATCTATCTCGCCACCATCGGCAAGGTTTACTGTTTTACCTTGATAAGAAAGAACCAAAGCATCGTCGTTGCTGCCTAAGTCAACAATCGATACCTCTTTGAGTTTGCATTTGGTTACGGTTGGTCGCATTTGACCTGCCACCAGCAAAGACTCTTCTTCGCTCGTTTCAATTACATCGATACCAATCGATACCATTTTGAGCGTGCCCGACTCCCATTTAGCGGCTATCTTCTTTGAGAAATCGTCAACTTGATCAAATACAGGTGTGCCAATCAATTTGTCGCCATCAATGCGGAGGTTCTCAATACGACCAAGTGGCAGAACCTCATCAGTTGTACCTCTGAAAGGTCTGTTGTGCATCCACAATAAAATTGGGTTCTTTTGATACTGCGAAATATCAATCCCACTTGTTTGCACCCAGAACTTGTAACTGTTGAGTTTGTGCGAACTTATTACTACCTCTTTTGCCATATTCCTCCTGTGTTTGTTGTTGTTTTGCCACCATTGGCGCGTCATTGTAAGGGCAAAAGTAGAGGCATTTTGAGGCTAAAACAAAGAAGTGTCCAACCCCTGAATTGAACAATCCAAGTCGCGCACACATTCTTGTTTTGTCGGTCGGTTTGAGGCTACTTTTGCGAAAGCAAAAGGCGCATATTGCGTTGATTTTAAAGGAAAAGAGATGAGCAAAAAAGAATTAGAACAGGCCAACGAATTGGCACGCGTGTACTACATGCAGGGGATGTTGCAAAAGGATATTGCCGCCAAGGTTGGCGTATCGACCGTAACACTCACGCGTTGGGTGGCTAAGGGCAACTGGGATAAACTCCGCGCAGCTAAAACTATCACGCGCAAGGAACTGGTCAATAAAATGCTTACGCAGATTGACGAGAAGTTGGAGTCGCGCGAATGGTCGGCTGACGAAATTAGCAAAGCCGCTGCAGCCGTCGAAAAGTTGGATAAGCAAACTAATATCATCACGATTATTGAGGTCTTTTCGGCTTACAACACGTGGTTGGTTGCACGTATGCAGTTAGACCCAGAACTCACACCCGAGTTGGTCAAAATAATGAATCGCTACCAAGATATGTTTATCGGCGAAAAGCTAACAAACATCAGTATAACATCGGTTGACTAATGGCAACACTATCACAAAAAGAGGCGATAAAGCAGTGGAAAGAGCTATGCGCTACGATCCAAAACATGTCCACCGTAAATATTGCGGAGGGAGAGGCTGCACGCTTAGCACGTATTGAACGCGCGCGTAAGGACTATGCCTATTTTGTGGAGTACTATTTCCCACACTATTGCACCGATAAGGTCACTGGCGATATCATTAAAAGCGCAAAATTCCACGTATCGGCAGCCAAGCAGATACTTAGTAAAAAGAGCCTCAAGGCACTATTCAAGTGGGCGCGTGGTCACGCCAAATCAACACACATGGACGTAATGATCCCAATGTGGCTCAAGTGTCAAAAGGTGCGCGAAATCAATGTGATGGTTTTGGTGGGGAAAAGTGAGGATAACGCAAATACTTTGCTTGGCGATATACAGGCGGAGTTGCAGTTCAACAAACGCTACATTCACGACTTTGGCAAGCAATACAACGCAGGCAACTGGCAGGAGGGGCAATTTGTGACAATGGACGGCTGTGCGTTTTTCGCCCTTGGTCGTGGACAATCGCCTCGTGGTTTGCGCTACAGGAACAACCGACCAGACTATATCGTAATCGACGACTTGGACGATGACGAACTGTGTCAAAACGAAAGTCGCGTACGCAAGCTAACCGAGTGGGTTAAAGAGGCACTGTTTGGCTGTTTTGGGGCGCAAGGTGGCCGTTTTATTATGGTCGGCAACCTTATATCCAAATGTAGCGTACTTGCCAACATATCAAAAACTCCGAGCGTATTGGTAAGCCAAGTGAACGTGCTCGATAAAAATGGCAAACCATCGTGGCCAGAGTTCTGGAAACTCGACAAAATACGAGACAATGAGCAATTTATGGGCTACCGTGCTTTCCAAAAGGAATACATGAACAACCCAATTACTGAAGGTGCTGTATTTCGTAACGATTGGATTAGGTGGAAAAAGGCTTTACCACTCCGCGACTATGCCGAGTTGGTGGTTTATATTGACCCGTCGTTCAAGGCAACTACCAAAAATGACTATAAGGCAGGAAAGTTCTGGGGTAAAACCAAGTCTGGTGAACTCCACCAGTTGGCAGCGTTCGTGCGCCAGACTACCGTTGTTGAAATGGTACGTTGGCTGTACGATCTTTATGAAAAGGTGCGCCAAGCCGATGCGGTGTGTTACTTCTACATGGAGGCGAACTTTATGCAGGATATCATTCTCGACGAATTTACCACAGAGGGAAACCTACGCGGTTACCAGTTACCTATAATACCAGATAAGCGAAAGAAACCAGACAAGTTCCAACGCGTCGAGGGCGTGAGTCCACTTTGGGAGCGTGGCGTGGTATTTTACAACGAATCCAAAAAGAATGATCCTGATACTTTGGCAGGTATGGAGCAGTTGCTCTCATTTGAAAAAGGCAGTCGCACACATGACGATGCTCCAGATGCTGACGAAGGTGCTATTTACATTTTACAAAAACGGACGCGTATCGAGTCTTTCGAGCCAATAATTGGCAGCGTCTCAAATTCAAAATACTTATGGTAAGATATTTCAAAAATCTAATGTTGTACTTCAGGTTCAAAAAGGCATTCAAGCAGTGCGATAAAAAGAACCTCAATCGGGATCGCGACAAATACATTGTTGCTAATATGATGGGTACGCCCGTCGTTATCAATCGACCAAAATTTCGCAAGGTGCGAACTAAAGGTATTTTTCGCCACACGTTGCTGTGGCAAGAGGTAAAGGACAAACAGGTAACTAAAGAAACGCTACAACAATGGATTTCCTAACTACAGCAGACTTTAAAGCCGTGTGCGACGACGCCACGCTTAACGTAATACATCAAGCAGATGTTGAGAATTTGGCGCGCGCAGAACGCTATGCACAGGAAGAGGTTAGTTCCTATCTGCGCAGCGGTTACGATATTGCACAAGCATATCAAAAAGAGGGAGATGATCGCAATGAGCAATTAATTATGATCACTTGCGATATTGCTCTGTATCATTTAGTGGCATGGCTACCAAAACGTATAGGCTTTGAAATACGAGAGATCCGATACAATAGAGCCATCTCTTGGCTCAAAGACGTGCAGGCAGGCAAGGCAACTCCAGACCTACCAACACTTACTAACGATCAAGGCGAAGATATTGGCAATCCTGTGCGCTATGGCGGATGGGAAAAATCAACATACGACTATTAAAATTCTACACGATGAACCCATTCAGCAAAATAACACAGTTATTCAGCCAAAACCCAAGCAGGGAGTTGGCTAATTTAGGCATCACGCCCGAAATGCTATTGGCAATGAAAGACCACAAGCAGGTTAAAAAGATGCTCGTTGACTTGCAGCGCAACACCGAAATGCTTACCAAAAAAGACACTGGTAAATGGCGTGCTGCGTGGCAGCGTGCTATTAACGTGCAAAACCCAAACCGCTGCGCGCTGTACGACATTTACACCGATGTGGAGATTGACCTACACCTTACAGGTTGCGTGAGCCAACGTAAAGGCATGGCGACAAAGGGAAAATTCAAACTAACCGACAAAGCGGGCAAAAAGAACGAAGCGGTTACTGCTATTTTTCAATCGGAGTGGTTTGCTGATTTTATTGACTTGGTATTGGATAGCCGCTATCATGGCCACTCGCTCATTGAGTTTGGCGATGTTATAAAAATACCTGCAGGAGTTCAAAAGTTCTCCGACGTCAAGTTAGTTCCACGTCGTCACGTAATACCTGAATATGGTGTTATAGTTAGCAATGTAAACGACACGCCACAGAACGGCATAAGCTATCGCGATGGCGTGTTAGCAGACTGGTGCATTGAGGCAGGACGTTCGCACGACCTTGGTCTATTCCTCAAGTGCGCACCGTCGGCGTTGAGTAAGAAAAACATGCTCGCCTTCTGGGATGGTTTTGGCGAAATCTTCGGCATGCCTATTCGTATAGCCAAAACAACCAGTCAAGACCAAACACAACGTAGCAAAATCGAATCGATGTTGGCAAAAATGGGAGCAGCGTTCTATGGTGTGTTCCCCGAAGGTACGGAGATAGAGATTAAAGAAAGTAGCCGTGGCGATGCGTACAACGTGTACGACAAACGAATTGACAAAGCCAATGCCGAGATGAGCAAAGGTATCCTCAATCAAACCATGACAATCGACTCGGGTTCTTCACTCAGTCAGAGCGAGGTTCACTTGGAGGTATTTGGCAATGTGGTGGATAAAGACAAGCAACTTATTGTCAATATTGTCAACGGCAAATTACTGCCGTTGATGCTAAAACACGGCTTCGCAGTTGACGGCTTCCGCTTTGAGTGGGACGATACGGTTGAATATACGCCACAAGATATGCGCACAGTTGAGCAAATGTTGGTTAACGGTGGCTACGAGATAGAGCCTAAATACTTTATCGACAAATATGGCATACCAATAACAGGTCGGCGCGAGGCACCTCCACAACTCAAAAGTGGCGATGTGGATTTTTTCGTGTAAGCCCTCAATCGCTGAGGGCAACCGAACTCGACAAACTCTATTTTAATAGCAGTTTAACGCTGTTAAATGAGTGTTTAAACACCTTTCAAACGTCTGTAGATTTTACCTTAGCAAAGAAAGATGCCGAGGACAAAGTGATCGACGAAATTATTAGCAGCAAAACCGCTATCAATCCAACGTTGTATAATGAATACAGCAGCAATTTACGCAAGGCTGTAGACCGTGTTTTTGCAGAGGATAACGATAGTGGACTTTCTGATCAGCTCCGCGCAAACGTATCACGATTTGCAGCATACAAAGCCTACCACGCTACAGAGCAAGTACGCGAGCAGGTTAAGCAAGATGGCGTACTTGACGAGGGTAAAAAGGTGTTGCACGCATTCAATCGCTACCAAGCGGCTGAATACAACACTACCGTAGGCCGTTGCCGTAGTGCAAAACAGTTTGCCGAGTTTCTGGAAAGTGATAACGCGCGACTATTTCCAAACTTGCGTTGGCTGCCAAGCCGTAGCGCAACACCGCGCGAGGAACATATGGCGTTTTACGATCGCGTCTGGGCAAAAGATGACCCATTTTGGGATACAAACCAACCTGCGAACCTTTGGAACTGCAAATGCGACTGGGAGGAAACCTCGGACGCTTGCACATCTGACAACCCAAACACGCCAATACGCCACAACGGTCTTGAGGGCAACCCTGCACGCACAGGCGAAGTATTTACGGATAAATGCTCGTATGTAAAAGGAGCAGGAACAAACAAAAAGGAAAAGAGTAAAATTGAAAAACTTTGCCAATTGGCAAATAAACGTCAAATTGAACATTTAATACCTAAAACGAATACCACTTGTACTATTAATGGCAAAAAGTTTGATGTTGGATTCGATGTTGGATTTAATGAAGTTACTCAATCAATGCTTGGCGATAAAAATGTTTTTTGGCTTAAAAATCAGATTCTGCCGACTATTCAAAAATATATACAAAATGCAGAATATATTGGGCGCAAGAGGAGTGATCATACTCACAATTCGCGCAAGGAGACTATTAGACTAAAAAAAGCCACAGAGCATTTTTATTATTTTCAATCAAAATTGCCAAATGGGCAAAATATATGCATACAGATTGGGAAATACAAGCCAGAAAAGAAAGGTGGAGCGCATTATTTCTATACCATAACAAAAAATATTCCAGAAGGTATAGAATGATTAAACGCTACAACCAAGTATCCGTAAAATTCACGTCAATATGGTTATAGCGTTTATAGACTGCAAATATACGACATTTTTTTAATACACAACACTTTATGAAAAAATATTTTGCCCGGCTACAGTTGGATGTCAAACAGGCGTTGGATAACGACCTGCCTCTGATATGTGGCAATGAGGCTGCACGACTCTTCAGGCAGAATTTTCAGAAAGAGGGATTTTTCGGTAAGAAGTGGAAAGAGGTGCAACGTCGCCAAGAACGTCAGGTTAGCTACAAAACAAAGTCGGGCATTCGTACGCGTACGGTTGGGCGCGCAAAAGGTGCTGCAGGTAGTAGGTCAATTCTTACAGGTAACACTGGCGACCTTGGGCGAAGTATTAAAACAAAAGTAGGACGCGCCACCTCAACCGTATATAGCGACAGTGATAATTCAGCAGTTCACAACGATGGGCTTAGAGCAGGGCGAGGAAAAGGCTTTAAAATGCCGCGCCGACAATTCATTGGTGACAGTCCAGAACTGCAGAGAGCCATTAAAACTAAAGTTGATCAATATCTTAAAAACAAATTCAAATGAGAGCAATTATTTACAACGCCATAAAAGTGGCACTTGAGAACGTACCAGAAGTTAAGCACGTCAATCTTTGGAACAACCAACTAAGTTACACTGAAGATGAGCAGCCATTCTTAACTCCTGCGGTGTTTATTGAATTTGCAACCATACAATGGCAGCACCATTTACACGGCATACGTGAGGCGGTTATTACGGTAAACTTGCACGTTGTAACAGATAGCCGTGTCGGCACTTGGGAGGAGGTAATGGAACAACTGAGCCTACCAACCAAAATAAACGCCACGTTGCACGGTTTAACGGCTTCTACGCCCAAGGGAATAATGGATGCGCTCACGGCGACAACTTCTACCACCGACAACAACTTTGACGAACTGGTGGATAATATAGAATCCTACGAGTGCCACGTAACTGATAACTCGGCATATAAGAGATAAAAAAAGCCCCTACGATTGTAGGGGCTTTTTGGTTGTGTATGTGTTGAAATTATTGTGCGCCATGTATGATTTTATATACATATTGGTTCTCATCAAAGAATTTGTCATTTAAGACTCGACTGTCATCTGTTGTATTAAACATAGAGTGCGAATCTGAGAAACCACCGTTTTTGTCAACATAAAAGCCCTCAACGCGATATATTGTAAGCGACTGCTTGCCCTGCTCGTCATACGTCACATCATAAATCATTGACAAAATAATATTTTGTGGCAGTTGTTCTGTAATAGCGTTTTTATATGGCTGGTTACGTCCATAACTTACAATTGTAATCGTATTTGGGTAACCGCTATACGATGATAGTGACGAGTTGAACGTATAATTCAGTTGGTCATTATCCAAAAACGCACGGAGGCTGTCTGGCATATCAGAGTTTGACACCTCAACTGGCACTTCTACAATCTTTTCAACCTCGATGTAGGTTGGCTCGCACGCTGCGAATAAAACGGCTAAGAGTGATGCGGCAAATAATAATTTTGTTTTCATAATTTTTTAGTTTTTAATAGTTTGCAAATATAGTACTTTTTTGATTAAAATAGGGTTGGTGTTATTTTTTTGAGTTCGGCTTCTTTACGCTCAATCTCCTTGAGTTGCGCGGCGTATGGTATGGTTAAATACTCGTAGAACGTGCTGCGGCTTATGTGGAAGCGGCTCTTGATGTAGTTCTTGTATATAAATTCATTAAACACACCTCGCTTATGGTGCTCCAAATAAACCTCGTTAACCTCTCTAACGCGATTTAAAAAATATTTACGTGTGTATGCCATAATCAAAAAAATGTTGTATCTTTGTAGAACTTCTACTTTTTACAAAGGCTCTGCATTTTTCGGAATGTGGGGCTTTTTTTAGTTTTTACGCCGAAAATCTTCTTCCAGCTCTAGGATCATTGCGTAAGCTTGATGCCATCCAGGAAATCCCCCAATGTTTTTATCGTCGATGTAGCAGTGTGCATACACTTTTTTACCACCCTCGCCATACTTGGCAACATTATCAGGATTGTGGTCGTTTACGCGGTCAAATTCGATTTTATTGGCCAGTAACCAATTTATGGCATCTAGCAGGTTTTGACCAGTTCGGCACGTCCATATTATTATGTAATGTCCTTCGGAGTGTAGGCGATTTATTACTTCTTGGGCGTATGGCATTGCGCCTGTTATAGTTGGGAAACTGCCACGGCATATTGTACCGTCAAAATCAATTGCTATTATCATCGCTATATGGTTCTACTGTTACTATTCCTTCTGTTGTTTTACGGATTCGTCCAGAGCCGTTACAAACGTCACAGACAGGTTGAACTTCTCCATTCCATCCGTTCTCTACAAAACCTACACCTTGACAATTTCGGCAAATCTCAATTTTAGTTTGTTTAAAAGTTCGTTTTTTCATATTGTGTATTTTAAAAAAAGGCTATCGGTGCACGCTACCGCTTTTCGCTTGCAACCACGAGTTGTTGCACCGACACCTCCCGACGCTTCGGGCAGGCTGCCTATTAATTTTACATTAAATTATGCCTCAGTCATTCCAAGTGGTACGCTTTTCCATTTGTCATCATCAACTTTCACCTGTGCTTTTATGTATTGCTTACTGATAGCAGGTTGGTAACTTTCTTCAATAATCTTAACCCCTTCGATAAATCGTTCATTACCACTATCAATAGCCAATTTACGAAGTTGTAAAACGCGACTCGCCTTTAATGTTCCATTTTGGTCACGGCTCAATAGACGAAATACTGCATTTACCAGTGCTTTACTTTCAGCGTCTTTACCAAGGCTCTCGATTGCCTCGCGTACCATCTGGATGCCTTCAACAACAGTATCGCGGTAATCGTCTGTTGTGTAATTGCCAATGATAATGCGACGTGTTCCCTCACTATTGGTAAACGTGTGGCTTGCCTGTGTATCTTTTACACCAAATATGGCACGTTTCAATTCTAAAGCCTGTTTAAAATCATTAATTACCGAAGCCTTTGTGTCAGCAATCCCAGAACTCAAACTTTCGAGCACTGGCATGGCACAGTTAATAGCTTCATCGACTAGTACAGAATAAGCCGCAAGGTCTGATTTACGGCGTGCCTCTGCCTCTTTCTTTTTGGTTTCTTCTTGAAATTCATCCCAGCGTTTCTTTTCATCGGCTGACATCAATACCACTTCTTTTTCTTTTTCCATTTTGTTTACCGTTTAGCCCAGCGGTCGGGGTTCTTATTGTTTATAATTAATATTTAAAATCAGTCCAATGAATTATTTTGCCAGTAAAAGGCATTTTGTCTTTAAAAAAATCAATAAATTCTCGTGTAGATGTAAACCCATCATTTTTTATCAGCATCTTGATTTTGTCCATGTTCAGAAGTTTTTTATCAACCAATAAACCATAAATTTCTTGGCCACATGGTTCTTCTAACCGCCAAAAGCTAAACTCCTGTATTCTTACGCATTCAGTCTCTTTAAAACACTCAAACTGCTTAGTCCTTACACCTGTAGCCATTTGTATTTTACGACCTGCTTTCCACCTATTGCCTATGTCCACACGTATTGTGTGAATTTTCTTGCCATTCAAAATTGGCTCTTTAAATTGGGGTTTAAATCCTAAAATCATAATCTTTTAGTTATTGGTTAATAATAGTTTACTATTTTCAGTTTGGTAAGTTGCTTCATGCCATACTTGAGCCTTAGTTTTTCACGACGTATTGTATTATTCCTGCTTTCGTGAATCCTTTTGACAAGTTCGTTATCATAGCTCGTCGCTGGCACATTCCCTTTTTTATATCTCGTATGCTCGCTGTTTGGTACAGACCATCCACGCATGCCTTTAGTTGGGTTTGGTCGACGATTTTTAACGGCTATAGCTTGAATGTCTGCTCGATTATTGTCTAAAAAACCTTCTTCTTTTTCGATACCCAACTCGCGAGCTTTGCGAATAACTGTACGACATCCAATTCCGAGTTGTTCTGCAATTACCTTGTTATATGTATTTGGAAATTGCTCTGTAAGTACCTGGATCATTTCATCTGTCCAGTGTGTTGGTTGTCCTTTCATTTTAGGCCTGTTCTTTTTAAAAATCTTACTTTAATATTACAAAGCCAATCTCTTGTTTTTGCTGGTGTACAGGGTTTTCGGCTTGACATAACTCAATTAATAGATTATTTCGTTGACTAACTAACTCATCAAATTCTCGATCGAAACAATCCAATATTTCTATCTTTGCATATACAGTTTTTAAGTCTGCTTCTACCTGCTGAGTCGTTCGTGCCATTTCAAACCTCCTTATTTGCGGATCTGCTAATGCCAACTGACATTAATAATTCCCCCGTTATTTTATCAATCTCTTTGAGGTCGTTTTCGCGATTTTTAAAAGCATTGTAAAGGCTTTTAAGGCGTTCCAATGGTATCCTGTTAAAATTATCCGTTTGAGCGGCACGACAGGCAATAGCTTTAATCTCATCCATATTGCCGTGCGGCTTATTCATTGCTTTGAGGTATCCGCTAATTGTAGCAATCAATCGTTTGCGCCATTTGTCCATTTCGTTTGCTTTCGGATTGGCCTTGCAGTCGAGTTTTGCACATAGTTCCGTGAGTTCGTACACGTTTAAGTCCTTACCACTCGTTACGCCATAGGCTGAGAGTAGTACCATCTTTTCGTCTTCGCTAATACCTGCAGCGCGGAGTAGCGCGTGGTATTTACGCAAGAGCGAGTTCTTCTGTGTTGTCATAAATGTTTGCATTTCTTATCCTCCAAATTTCTTTGCACCTTCAGCCCAAATTACATAAGGTTTTCCACCGCCAAATCGGCTTTGTGGATTTGCTTTATAGCCCTCTACATATATTTTTACAAATGCGTCGTACTTTACCGACTTTCCTACGTTGCCTTTCGGCTCGCGCCCTTCGGCGTGTGATACAAATATGAAGAGTTTGTTTCTAAAAGTGTCGCGGAGCGTTTTATAGTCTGAATATGTTAATCCTGTATATTGCAGCGAGTCGATTATGATAACCTGTGCGCTGCGTTGCTTTCGGAGGCGTGCCTTAAGTTCGTTTATTGGTTCTTTGTCGAGTAATACAAAGTTGCGTTTCACAACTGGGTCGTTCATGCCAACATCGGCAACCGCTTTTTGCATACTAAGGCTCAATCCCTCCTCCAAGCTATTATACGCTACTCGTGCAAACCGCGACAGATACTTTGCCAATTGAAGCGCAAACCTCGTTTTCCCGTTGGCTGAGTTTCCCCAGATAATCCAAGCACCTGTAAGTTCTGGTTCGCCTATGGCTGCCAACCACTCACCATCAAATGGCAACACGTTGGCTTTATATTCTCGTATATCCTTTACGGTAAGAGCGCGTTTTCTCATTGTTCAAATGGCGTTTAATCGGCTTTTAATTGGCGTTTGCGTGTTGTTGCGTGTACGCGGCGTTTCACTCTTCGTAGGTCGCTCTCGCAATCTGATATTATGCTGTCGAGTGCTTTGCTATCGCTTACGCCGTTTGCCTCGCATATAGCAGCTACATCGGCAGCGCTAACCCCCTTTAGCTGTACACACTTCCTGCCGAGGCGACTCCATATTTCGTTGTATCCTTTTTTGTTCAACTTGATACCCTTTAATATGCGTTTCTCTAAGTGAGATGTGGCACATAGTACGATGCCGCATTCGTCCTCGAGATGATTATATAACGTAATAAAGAAGTAAAGCACCTGATCAGAAAGTTTATCGGCTTCGTCCAATATAAGCAGTGGCGACTCTTGTGTTTTGAGCGTATGCACCGCTTCGTGCATCATTTCGCCAACTGTAAAGCCTGTATAATCGCGACCAAGTGCTGTAAGAAGTTCTGTAAGGAATAATTTACGATTCCAATATTCATTGCAGCAAAGCAAATACACTTGTTTAGTGGATGCTGTGTATTGTTTGCAGGCGAAAGTTTTGCCCGATCCTGCATCACCAGTTATGCCCATCACAAGGCTGTTTGCTTTTACATCGTCAAGCAAAGCCACCATACGGCGGTAGTCGTTTGTTTCAACTGCTGCCCACTTTTCATCTTTGTAGCCAATTTGCGCTGCTACATTGCGCCACATTTCGGCTTTAATCAACTCCCAGTTGCCGTTAAGCATTTGGCTGATGGTTGCGCTGCTCACATCTTTCAATGAGTTAGCGGCTTTGGTTTGACTTGCATAGCGTTCACAATATGCGCGAAGCGCGTTAGCGATTTGTTGTTTTTTGATAGTTTCCATTTTGCTTATTATTAAGTATTAATTAGTAGTCGTCAAGTAAGTCTGTTGTGTCAAATACATCTACATCCACAGGTTCTGCAGCGTGCAAGCGTTCGCGGTTGCGTTGATTCTTATGTTGCCCTTGGCTATCGCATAACATTAACTTCTGAAGTGTTGCCAACTCTTTGCGACTTGCCATAAGTTCGCCAGCAGTTTCGGTATAGCCACCTATTTGTGTAGCGATGCGTTTTTCCTGTTCGTGATTGAACTCCACAATACGTTGCAATTGTTCGTAGTCGCCATCCTTACGTTCAGCAAGAGCCATTGGTTGTACATATTTTTCCTCAAGTGTAAAGCGGAGCGTTTCGTCTGCGTTCACGGCCAATGCACGGCTCAAGTCTGTAGGATCGTAGCGAACTTCCCAACGTGTCGACGCGTGATTACGGAATGCAGGATCAAAACAATCGTAACTACGTTTCACACCGCCAATGGTAATATTGAGTCCGTTGCCTTGGAGTAGATTTTTGTGTCCTGTTGTTGCACCAAATGCCAAAAGGTATTGATCGTAAGGCATTGGTAAGCGTTTTTCGGCAGGCATTTCGTTAAATAAACCAAGGTACTTATCGCGGAGCTCCGCACGTTCGGCTTCTATAAAGCCAATAATTTGGCGACATACTCCCTCGAAATCAGGGAAATTACGCTTGAATTTATTCAAGAAGTCAGCATTTGGCTGTAGTTCCTTGCGGCTTGTAACACCAAAACCCGACCAATTGGTCTGCATTTGGCAGTATTTTTTATTAAATTGTTTGAACCAAGGCTCTATAATTTTTGCTTTGGCGTTTTTCACTTGCGCAGGAGTTGCTTTGTCGGCCAATTGTTGATAAAGCGGCATCAGCGTTTTAATAGCATAATTATCACTTTGCAATTGGTTAGTGCGATACATTTGCCCGAATAAATCCTCGGTATGTTTAGCTGCGTTGCGCAATGCCTCTTTAATTAGTTCTGGAGTTTCGTGTGTGCCAATAGCGTAACCAATAGGATACTTACAGCAGGCGTCAAGAATAAAGACCACCGTTGGGCGATTGTGGTAAGTAGTGGCCTTGTTACCCTCTTTCTTTTGATACATCAACTCAGCATCCCAACCGTCCATTGTCCAGTAGTAGAGTGGATATGTAGGTGCGGAGCGTTTAACCTGCATGGCCTTTTTGTTGCGATATGCAACTGCGCCATGTCGACGTGCATAAATATCGCTATCCAATTTGTCGCGCCAAACTGCCACGGTGCTACCTGTTATCTTTTTCCATTGCATTTGCTCGGCAAGCATATTATAGATACGCGCCACTTGCTCATTATCTAAGTTACGAGGGTCGCTAATAAGTACCGCCATGCTCGAAACTTGTTGTTCGTCGGCTACCTTGGCCGCATTTTTGTTTTGAGCAACGTATGATTTATGCACGAGGCTCGCGTAACCATCGGTAGCGTAAAGTTTATATTTGCGCTCAAGGCTGCGAGCATTAGCAGGCAATGCGTGTGGATACTTCAAGCGGTCGAGTTCTTGCACCGCTTCGCTTAGTTCCTCCCAAAAACGAATCGCTTTGTGTCCCAATGCGCGGCGTTTTGCGCTACGATCAACGATTAACTTGTGGATTGCATCCAACACAATGGCGCAGGCGTAATACTCGCGACGTTTGTCGAATGGCAAATGGCGGTCGTCGCCAATTTGGTAGCTATCAAAGTAGTCCGTTGCCTCTGCCGAATGTTCAATACACTCCTCAACCACATTGGTGCGTACCACTTTATAAGGGTCTTTTACAATATCAACCACCTTGCTTCGAAATCGCTCAGGCATACTTTCAAAAGCAACTAACGCCTCCTGACCACGGCATCCGCGACGTACCACTTGAATATCTTTACGCGTATTCAGTTTGTCGTAACAACCTTTGGTCATTATCCCAGTATCAATAAGCCAATTGGCTTCCACCGTAAGAATGTTGTTGTAATATTGCATAATTCAAAATTTTATTGCTTCCCGAGGTGGACTCGAACCACCGACCGATGTCTGAAGACCGCTCTAACCAACTGAGCTATCGGGAAAATCCACCTTATTATTCAGAGTAAAATTGTTCTAACGCTTGCTCGATACCTGCCGAGGCGGCCTCAAGCCCTTCTATGGTTGTATCCGTCTCTTTGCATTCAGGGCATTTTTCGAGGTAGGCACGTTTTGCAACGGCAACCTTCATGTTGTCAAGTCGTTCTTGCATTCTGGCAATCGCGCGGGCTTCGGTTTTAGTGAGTTTCATATAATACAGGTTTTTTAGTGAGGTCGTTTGCCATAGTTTGGCAAGTGATCTGCAGGTTCATAAATTGTTCAATGGTCAAATCGTCATAAGTCTCTTTCACGTCACCATCTTTTATGTAGCCTGTTATGCCACTTTCAAAATAGGTAATCAGTTGAATCTTTCCACCAGCCCAAGAGCAGGTCATTGACTTCGTGTCAGTCTCGTGCGTACATTCAAAATTTAGTTCTGTTCTTTTCATTTTAGTATAATATTACGTGGTTATTATTTATATCTCGAAAGTGCCATTTAGAAGGATGTATATGATACCCAAACACAAAGGCTGCAAGTACTCTATTATTATTTTCAGCACGGAGTTCTATGAATGTGGTGGATGCGTTGCTTCCAAGATGAGCAGCCAAATATGCGTTGTGGCTAAGTATTCTACCGTCTTCAACTTCAACACCTCTTTTACCAGAAACAAAATATTTTGCTATGTTATAGGCTTTTAATATGGTTTCATCTATATTGCTACTGCAATCGTGTCTTTCTACTCTCATTTTGTTGTTATTTATTAATTACTACTTCCACTCCTCCATACACCTTAATTGCGGTGTGGCGTATTTTTTTCGCCAGTTCTGTATCAGTGTTAAATTTAAGTGCCTCGCGTATAGTTGGATAACTTGTTTTGAAGGCATTTTTAAGAGCAAGTTTGCCACCGAGTGGCATTAAAATTTGTTTTGTCATTTGTTTGGTCTATAAATTGTTGTATCTTTATCGCCAACTTTCACAACTGAAAGTGATGCAAAGATATAAAGACTTTTCTTTAATTGCAACGATTTTAATAAAAAAATAAACAAAACTCTTTATTTTTATTCTGTATGAATGGTAACAAGCTGAAAATCATAATAAAAGATTTGGGATTTTCTTTGAAGGAAGTCGCCGATTTGATGGGTGAGAGCCCTCAAAATCTCAATTCTATGCTAAATGCGCAGGATATAAAGACTGGAGTTGTGGAAAGAATATCTGCAGCAATAAAGAAAAATCTTTATTCCTTTATGTATAACGATGTCAAATTAATGACTTACGAAGAGATGGATGAGTTTGACAAAAGCAGGAAGTTAGTCAATGACGAACCAAAACCATTATATAAGGTAAACGCAGGCGGAATTCCACTCATTCCACTTGGTGCAATGGCTGGTTATGCCAAAGGAGAGATACAAGTTCTGGAGCATGAGTGTGAACGCTATGTAGTCCCTGTATTTCGTGAGGCTGAGTTCCTGATAACAGTCAAAGGTTCTTCAATGATACCAAAGTATAACTCTGGCGATATCGTTGCGTGCAAACACCTGCCACTTAACGACCTCTTTTTTCAATGGAATAAAGTATATGTACTCGACACTGCACAGGGCGCACTCATTAAGCGTGTGTGCAAAGGAAGAGACGAAAATCACGTAACCCTTGTAAGCGATAATGTAAGGTATGATCCATTTGAGTTACACCGAGACAAACTCAACGCAGTGGCGTTAGTTATTGGCGTAATCCGACTCGAATAATGGTTGTTTTTTAGGCAAGCAGGCGCAAAAACGGCTTATAAATGCGCTAAAATGCTGATTTTCAGCACAAATATATTAAAAAACTCATACGATTTTAATGTATTATAGGGTGTAACTCACTGTTTTTTTATGTATTATAACACATAACTCACTAACTTTTTTTGCAAGTTTTGTCCGCCCATTTGTCCGTCCATTAGTCCGCCCAATACATAAAAAGGCACAAAAATAGCCCACAAGGCAAGTACCAAGTGGGCTATAAAAAAGGGCTGCTTTGAGGCTCTTTCTGGTATGTATCAACTGTCTGTCGGTTATCGTTTAAATGGTGCTTAAATGGCGTTATATCGGTGTTTTATGGCTGTTTCTGGTGGTAAATTAAACCCACCGCACCACGAATTAAAGTAACTATAACCTTTTCGCGAGGTTTGCCTGCTGAAAATTAAACTTGAATTAAACCAAATGTACTTTTTGTTTTCACATGTCTTTTTATACTTCTTTATTTATCAAACACTTACAATTAATTAAATGTACTTTTTATTTTTAGCCCCATAATTACTCCACCTTTTTATATCTTATAACACTATTTATTAATAGCGTTTGGGTTTATAAATATCAATTAATTTCCACCCCACAGACACTGTAAACGCATTGATTGGATCCATATTGATTTCCTGTTGGTCAAGTGTTTTATAATGATATAATTGCTGAATCAAATTATAGCGAACATCAACAGACAAAAACCAAATATCTAAACCTACACCAGCATCTAAACCAACTTGCGCTTTACGAGCTTCTAATACCAAATCTTGTACATTATCGATAGAAGTGTCAGAACCCGCATTAAAACGAAATTTAGGACCTGCCATCAAGCGCAAATTAAATAACTTCGTATTGATAACTTTAAATCCTAGTAATACAGGAACATCTATAGTACTTAAAATAACATCATCGGTAATAATTTGATTATTATAAGCATACTGAACCTTAGATACATTCAAATTATAATTAAACTCTGGTTGTACATAAAAACCACGACCAAAACGAGCAAATGCGCCCAATTGTACACCCTGTGTTAAATCACTTTTCAAATTCCAATTTTGATCGCTGTACTGCCAATTTTTATCAAAACCTAAACAGGTATTATAACCACCTTTTACGCCTAGTGTAAATTGTGCTGATGCCAGTACTGAAATGGTTGCAAGGCCTATAATTAAAACGAGCTTTTTCATAATTGTTCTATTTTTTCTTTCCCTCTTGCAAGCACTGTGCCAAACATCACCTTACTCCCAATTCAAAATAACTTTACCACACAAACCGCTTTCCATCACATCAAATCCTTTTTGAAAATCATCAATATGGAAACGATGTGTAATAACGGGTGTCAAATCGATACCAGAAATGAGCATTTGCTCCAT